TCCTGCTCGATTCGTCGGATCAAGACTGCGAGCACAGCCTGCTGCATATATTGCATGCAGGTTGGCTCGATAGCGATGATCCTCGGCGTTTTCAGCGTTTTAGGTACGGGAACGACCCTTACAGGTCGTTCTCTACCGGGTTCGCGAAAGTCCACACGGTCCTGAAGGTACAAGTACCTCCAGTTCGGTATAGCGTATTCCGAAAATGGGAATACGCTCTCCAACCGGTCGGTCCACTCTCGCTGTTCGAACTTCCTGTTACCAAGAAGACGTTCAGCAGTGGACCCCGGACCGTGTTTCGGCAGTACCTTACCCTCAAAGACCCAGTGGTCTTCGTCGATAAGGTTGACCTCTCCGTCGTAGATAATCTTATCTACATCAGAAAGGCACTGTCCGAATATGAGCGTTGACAGTCTTCGGAAGGCACTCACGTCTTCCTCAGACATACTCTTGTCAGCGCTACGGACTTCCAACTCACATTGAACGAAGTTGCGCATAGCCTCCTCAGTGCGTGCATCGCTGCACGTTATGAGGATCTTTGCAAACACCATAGACAATTGGCGTATTGCAAAGATGGAATCTATGCATGGCTCGTCCAACAACCGACCAGTACCGGGGTCAAACACGCGTTCCAGGAAACCCCTTAAGAATAAGGGGAGACCAGACCTCCAGGCAAAGCCTGGAGTGTCCTGTGGAACCATCTTACCCCGCTCTAGGGCTCTTTCGAGCCCTTTTGCGAAGGTAGGAAGGGTAATGGTTAAGAACTCCATTCCCTCGTGTTCGACCCGACTCTCGAGCTTTTTGTAGTCGAGAGCGGTGCTAGTGCTACACCAGTTGGCCAATTCATTGGCCAACTCCTTCCAGAACAGCGTAAGGCTTTTCATCGACCCTCCTTACAGGGGGTAATCGAATCCATAGCCTCACGCATTTTCCTCCCCGCCCACTAGAGGGTGTTCAATTCTCTAGCGGCTGCGTGCCTCCGTCAGGAGGCTCGTAGTTGGGGATCTCCTAGTGGAGATCGTCCTTTCTCAGCTCTCGCCACCAAGAAGCTTGGTGACCATAGCACCGGAGCTTGCCGTCAGATAGGCCAAAAAGCCATCGACGATAAGCTTCAGCTCCGCGTTGGTATAACCAACGGGGGGCTCCGTAACAACCAGGTGAACAGCTGCCTGGTACGGGGTGTTCTGGGCTGGGAAAAGCGGGTCTGGAGCAACCTTGAAGTTGTCCAGACGGATCAGTCGACGTGTAGCCTTACTCCCATAGTCATGGGAGATACTAAGGGTATACGTACCGTCGTCCTTCTTAAAGGCACCACGGTCTGACCCGGACGAAGTCCGGGGCATCGACTGAGCCACCGCGTTAACGGTCACGCTCTGCGGATCAGAAAATGCCATGAGGCACTGTCCTTTCAGGTTCATACACTACCTGGAATGATAGCGTATGGAGGTGGCCAACTATGTACTTTACATAGCTGGTTGCGCCCTAGTCTAGCTTCGGGATAATCCCAAAGCTACTAGGACAGATGCCTGAGCAGCCGTAAGGTTGTTCAGGTCGGTGCCAAAGCCATATGGTGTGGAATCGCGACGAAGCAGAAATTCATCTGTCTGGTCCCGGGAAGAACTAGTTTCGAAGCTAGTTCCCCCGTACCAGGTGGCCGAAGCCACTTCGCGGCGAAGCGTACGGGACATCATGTACCCGTACTCCATCACCAATCCGTCGTGGCCCAACGCGGAGATGTTATGTAAAACATCTCCGGTGTTGGAGAACCAGTCGGCGGACCATGACCAGGGAGCAAGATTCCAGATGTTCTCGGGACTAGGATTAATCCCGAACAACTTCTGTGCATAGGCATAGTGCCTTTGCAATTTCTCCGCTGTCGTAACTCCAATGGGTATGTGGTACCGGAAAGCTCCGGAAAACCACTGCTCACT